TCTTCTGCTTGCCTTTGCAAAACGACCAAATGCCGGTTGGCTGCCTCGACCGTATTGAGCAACTGCAAATAGTCTTCCTGCTCCAAGCCGCCGAGTCTACGATGCCCGTAGCGTTCGGCTTTGAGCTCGTTCACCCAGTCGACTAGATCACGCAGGATTCGGAGGGTTTCGTTGTGCATGGTTAGATTTCCAATTTTTCACAAAAGCTGGCAAAGTGACTCCGGCTTTTCTCCAGATCAACCGGCCTTTTGTCCGCCTTAAGCGCCTTTTGTTCGGTTAACGCATAATCAGGCCAGCCTGGAAAACCTTTCAGCAATAATCTCTCGTAAATCGGCATGATGGTTTTTATTGCGGTTACTGTCCTCACCGTCCGCAAAATATGCATATCAACCTGGCTGGCTATGCAAAAAATCAACGGATGACCATACCGGGACTTGATACTCCCTGTCTTCCCAGACACGGAGACCAACACATTGACGCACTGCTCAGATGTTGGAATGTCCTCCATTTTTTTGCTCAAGCACAATTTCCTGAACTCGGGCAATGACGGCGGCCATTCGCACGACTTTGAAATCAACATGTCAAAACCGATCTTAACCTGATCAATGCCGAGGCCTGATAACCCTTGCTGCCATGTTTTAGCCGCATCGGACAAATGGCCTTTTGCATCGGTTGAAAGGCCCATATGGCTAGCCCACTTGTAACCGTAAATCGACAACATGCGTTTCCACAGATGAAAAATAACCTGATCGCTTAAGCATTCAGTTGACGGTTCTTTCCCGTTCGAGTTGTTCTCGTCGTAATCTTGCTTCGAGCCGCCTTCCTGCTTGTTCTTCAAGCTCCATAAGGCAGAGTTTTCGACCAGTTGGAGAATGGGTTTCATTGTTTTCTTCTTGTGTGTCATAATCTTCACCGCTGTATTCGTTGTTTTTAGAAAATAAGTCAGAACCATTCACCTTGCCTGGAGGAGCGTTCTGGCTTTTTTTATGCCCGTCGTTTTGTTCTTTAGCCAGCCAGCTATTCACAAACCGGGACAACCCGCTTTTGGTTTTCCTGCGCTTGGGATTGCTTTTCAACCATCCCAGCATATTACGCAATTGCTGACCGACATCCACAGCCGGATAGAGCGATTCCCATTCGCACACATCGCTTTGCGTCACTGCATAAAATTCCCCGGTCTTGTTCGTCGGCAATTCGACAATGACGAGAGAGTGTGTTTTGACGGTCGCTATTCCGTCATTCCCTGAGAATTTTTCGGACTCCATTTCCGGCGTTTGCTGTTCTGAGCTTTTTTGCTCAGGACAAGAAGTAAAAGGAGTACGTAGTACTTCTTTTATATCTGTTTCTTCTTTATATTTATCTTGCTTATAAGTAGCTTGTAAGTTTTTAGTATGGTTATCTCTATAATTCAATAAGTTGGGAATATTTACAGTTATATCGTCAGAAGCACGTTGGACCAACATCAGACCAACGTCAGAGCAACATCGGACTAAATGCAAAAATTTTTTAGTGCTGATGTTAGTTTTTCTACCCCATCTGGACATGCTAAAAGTAACTTCACATCGATTGGATTGATCGACATATTCAGCAACAATCTCGAGCATCTTGAAATAAAATCCATAGCCCTCTAATCCGCACTTATCTTCAAGACGAGCAATCTTCTCGTCATTTCTTGCGGTCGATAAATGCTTAAACCATTTCATGACTAATCTTCAAAACAATCATCATCATTATTAAAAAATGCCTTTCCGTGGTAATGGTTATATTTAATAAGCTGTATTATTTCTTCTGGCCTTGGAAAATATTTGCTTGACCGGGCATGGTCTCTAAGCGCATTTTTTATTAGTAATTCACTCTCTTTCTCGCTAACGCTAACAACCAAATTGAATACAAATTGATCTTTTAAAATCTCATAATAAAATTGAGGAATTAAATGATCATCTAATTTAATAAAATAGGCTCTTTCTATCATTCTTATTTCATCAGAGAATGAGCGTTTAACCACATGTCCACAGATAAATTCTAATTCTTCAGTTGTCATCCGATATCTTCTTCAGCCTCATAGCCGTCTCGGGGTGCAGCCTGGCGTTGTCAAATGTAGTTACAATAAATTGACTTTGCTTATTATTGTAGCTACAATATTCAACATGAAAATTACTTATGACCCTTCTAAACGAGATAAAACCCTTGCTGATAGGGGCATTGATTTTTTGGAAGCCGCCGAGGTTTTTGCAGGCCGCCACTTCACTTTTTTGGATAACCGGGCTGATTATGGCGAATGTCGGCAAATCACCGTTGGCTATCTGGGCGTGCGTATAGTGGTTGTCGGATGGGTCCAGCGCGGCAATGACCGGCATGTGTTCACAATGAGGAAAGCCAATGACAGAGAAATTAAAAAGTACACCGAGAGACTGGGGCAAGTTTGACGCCCATGTCATCACGCAGGACGAATATGATGAATTGCCTGAATTGACAGATGAATTTTTCGAAAGCGCCGATTTGTACGAGGGTGAGAAACTCATACGGGCGGGACGGCCAAAATTGCTGCACCGTAAGATATTACTATCAGTCAGGTACAGCCCCGAAGTAGTAGAGTATTTTCGCGCTACGGGCAAGGGCTGGCAGACGCGAATGAATGATGCGCTCAAGGAGTGGCTTAAGGGCCATGCGGCGTGATTCAATTTGACCGAACCTTAAAACCTGATAAAATAACCATGCTTTTTCCTATGTAATAAAAGTGTTTTAAGCCCCGGACCTCATTAATCCGGGGTGTTCTTTAGCGCTAATGCAGCGTTTTATCTGCCTGCCTGTCTTCAGGTTGCTTGGGGTAAAACCGGCGCTGAAGCATTGCCTCTTCCTCTCCAAGGTCTCCGCTTTTAATCTTGCGCCAGCAGATACCACAAAAGTATTTCGTGGCACGCTCTGCGGTTTCCGTATTCTCACAGGCAATCATCATAAAATTAACCAGTGCGTTATCACTAAAACTGTCTGAAAAGTTCTTCCAGATCGAAATAATGAACGACCGGGTAAAGCTCAAATCCGGGTAATACTCCTGGAACACTTCTTCTAGTGCTCCCCATTCAAAATCATTGCGCATCGCGTTATTCCTTCAATAACCCCTTAAAAAAGAGAGCCTGGCAGCACCGTAAGGGACAGCGTTTTCAGTCTCGATAACCTAGCCACGCTCAAACTCAGTTGCTTTACTTTGTCTTGATTACTGGTTAATTACTGCTTCACATATTTAATCAGTGTAAAGATCGGGGCGTATTTTTTTTGCTAATTGGTAAATATTTAACGCGTAATGCGAGTTCTTATGTACGCCTGTACGTACTCTATGAATAGTTGCCTGTGAAGTACCAATGAGCATACTTATTTCTCGGTCAGTTAATCCCGTATTTCTTATATCGGTGAGTATTTTTTGTATGTTTAATTTCATAACAACAGATAATATACGCAAACGTATTGGTAGTCAATACGCCAACGTGTTTGATTCTAATGTTCCATCGCTCTACATTGGACAAATGGACACATTGAGAGAAAATATAAGAAAAAAAATGATTGAGAAGGGCCTAAACCCTTATACTCTTTCTGAAAAATCAGAGGTTCCACAACCTACGATTCAGCGATTTTTGAGTGGCAAACATGGCGATCCAAGATCAAGCACCATTCAAAAACTAGCTAAAGGACTTGATGCGACTGAAGCAGAATTAAGGGGTTTTGATAATGTGTTAGATAGTAGAATTAAAACCATTAATGAATTAATGAGTAAATTATCCAGTGAGCAAATTAGTAGCCTTGAATTAATTATAAAATCAATGGTTAATCCTAAACATAATTCAAAAAACCCACCGGAACCCGAAAAAACCCAATTAACAAACGCCATGGAAGGCAGGCTCACACTAGCCCATGAGCCCGATTCAGAGACTTATGAGAGGATGGCTAATAAAAAATGACTGATAATATAGACAATATTGTTTTAGAACATTTAAAACATATCAGAAAATCACTTGAATCTTTAGATGAAAAAGTGGATATGCTGACAGGTCGCGTATCCTCAATAGAACAATCCACTGCATTTCTTCACGTTGATTTAGCACAAGTCAAAAGTCGGCTGGATAGCTTTTCAAAACGACTTGAGCGCATAGAGCGTCGCCTTGAGTTATCTGATAGCATAAATTAGTAAATCTCAATACCTTATACAATCAACCCGCCTGGTGCGGGTTTTTTATTGCCCGAAATAAGGCGACTGGGTGTAATAATATTTATTTTCCCTAAATTATACGATTACGTATTGATTAAAATATACGATAGCGTATAATTACCCACACCGGAGCAAATTATCCGTTAAATCGCCTCTCTCGATTTCTAACGGCAGGTCTGTGAGATTCAGGCCATTCTTTTAACTTCATAGGAAAAAGCAAATGAACAAATTATTAACAGCCGCCATGATAGCCCTGATTTCAACGTCAGCAACCGCAGCAACCTTAAAAAAGGATTACCCTTTATGTACCACTGAGGACGCTTTTAAGGAAATGGTCCATGCCCTCGTAAAGCACGATGTAGAGCAATTTAAGGCGCTACTTCTAAACGGTTCGTGTGTCATAACTACGGAGGGGGCCTTAAAGTACACCACGTTGGATCGTGGCCTGCTGGGAACGTCGAAAGTACGGATATACGGAAACGGAACAAACGCTATTGCATACACCAACTACGAAGCCCTGAACCATTAATTTTTAGAGTTTACACAGGAAAAAGCAAATGAAACAACCCGACTGGGCTGACCGCTCCTGGCTGCTTGAACAAACAACCCCTCTAAAAGCGGCTGACACCCGCGCTAAAACCCTAACTGCAATTATGCTTACGCTGATTGCAGCGGCATTGATAAAGGTGATTTGATGGAACCCCAAGCAAATTATGAATTTTTACAAGCCCGTCAATCGGGCCTGGGCGGTTCTGATATTGGGGCGGTGATCGGCGTGAGCCAATATAAATCCGCCCTCGATGTTTACTTCGACAAAACAGAACCCAAGCTGGAACAGGAGCATCAGGAGCATTTTTACTGGGGTCATGCACTCGAACAACCCATTGCTGAACGGTTTTCAAGGGAGCATCCTGATTTTGAAGTGATGCGTAACGTACCGATTGCCATGCACCCACAACATGAATGGATGCTGGCTAATGTGGATGGTCTTTTTGATGATGACCAGGGTAATCGTGGCATTTTAGAGATCAAGACGGTTAACGCCTTCGCTAGCGATAGCTGGGGCTTTGAAAACAGTGACCAAGTGCCGCTGTCCTACGCCGCACAAGTGGCTTTTTATATGGCTGTCATGGACGCGGATTTTGCCATTATTGCCGCGCTGTTTGGTGGCAATTCTTACAAAGAATTCAGGATAGAACGGGATCTGGAAATAGAAGCTGTTTTAATTCGGGAAGGCGGCGCATTTTGGCATAACCATGTTATCCCAAGGATACCGCCAGAACCCAAAACCGCTAACGATGTTGCCCGGTTGTTCAAGCACGACTTAGGCACGATCCTCGAAGCCGACGACAACCTCCTGAACCTTTGCCAAGAGATTAAGCGGCTTAAAACCGATGCCAAAGACTTGGACGGCCTGATTGTCGAGCTGACAACCAACTTAAAGAAAGTCATGGGCGATTCGGCGTTGTTACAGTATGCAGGCAGTACCATTTGCTCATGGAAGAATAATAAGGACTCAACGAAAGTAGGTTATGAAAAAGCCGTCGCTGATTTTACAGGTTGGCTAAACAGTTTTAAAAATAACCCGCAAATGGAAGGTATCTCGGATGTTCTTACCCAATACCTACGTGAAAACACCAAGACTGTGCCTGGTATCAGGCCTTTACTCATTAAGTAGGAGTTTACCGTGAGCAGAAAAGAAGAATACGATTATGAGAATGATGTTTTTTATGATGTTTGGCGTTCCGGTGGAAATCCTGACAACCTTGATATGGACAGGGTTAATGATGATTACCATGACGGCTTAGATCATGAGCAATCAGCGAAAAAACATTTTGAACGTCAAAAAAATAACAATAGGAATTACTGATATGTCAGCACAATTAAAGTCTGCCTTAATAAATGGCAACAAGCCCCCCGTAAGACTCGCAGACCTGCCCCGTGCGGACCAGCTCAAGGCGGTGCTGTTACAGTCTAAACGGCAAATAACCTCGTTGCTGGAGGATGAAACCAAAGCCAACAAGTTTTTAGCGGCTTCCTTGGTGGTGGCTAATGACCCTGCCCTGCGTAATTGTTCACCGGAATCAATTGTCCAGTCATTAATTGGCGTGGCGATGGCTAATCTTTCTGTCGATAAGAACCTTGGACAAGCGTATTTAATTGGCTATAAAGACCAGTGCACCCTACAACTGGGCTATAAAGGCTGGATTCAGTTGTTGTTTAGGGCTGGCTGGCTGGTTAAAGCCTTTCCTGTCTTTGATTGTGATGAATTTAGCATGGCCTGGGATGGCTGGGATAACCGGGTACAATTTACGCCTGATCTGGATGAACGCGATGAAGGTGATTCAGCGTGGTCCTATGCCCATTTACGCGGCGTTTTCGTCATTGCCCGTAACTCGGACACTAAGGACGAGTACAGCGTGTTCGTGGCTAAAAAAGTCATTGAGAAGTTGCGGCTAGTGTCTCCTAACCAACGCGGGGCGACTACCCCACAAGGCATCTGGAAAGATTGGTACATTGAAATGGCTATCGGAAAAGCCGTTAAAAAGCTGGCTAAACTGCTGCCTGTAGGCGATACCCGACAAGTTGCAACCGCGCTTGCCGTCGATGATAAGGCCGAAATAGGTAAAAAGGTAGACTACTCCAGTACGATTGAAAGCGGGATCGTCACAGAAATAAATGACGCGCCCATAGCCGAACCCGAACCTGAAGAAACCATCAATGAAGAAACCGGCGAAATCTATTCCATTCCTGATGATGAACTGCCGTTCGTTGAGCCATTACAAACACCACAAAAACCTGACCCTTACGCATTAGGTAAAGTGCTGGCTACGATTCGCGAGGCTAAAACCGTTGAGGAGCAGGAGCTGGTACATATCGCCATGGCCGAACTGGACAACGAAGCCGGTAAGACCGCCAAGAACGCGTTTACCAAACGCCAAGCGGCTTTGAAGAAAGAAGCCAGGCCGGTTGATAAAAACTGGGCGTTTGAGATTGAATCCTGCAATGAAAAACAGGCCTTGATTGATCAAATTGAAATCATGTCGGATCACGATCAGGCTAAGTTCAGGCAATTGCTGGATGAAAAGCTGGATTTTTTGAGGGATTGATATGGAAAAACCAAAATTAGAAATATGGACAATCTACTTTAGCCCTAAAGATTTTCCGAATGAGTATGTGGCAAGAATGTTTGAACTTGACCAGCCGACAAAAAGTATTTTGAGAGCTTCAGGGCTTGAGGACTTGCGGGGAAAGATTCAAAACTACTCAGACCATGAGCTTGTTAGAATAAATCGTTCAGAAAATGACCATCGCAGCGTGATAGAAAGCTGGATTTGAGAGGTTGATAGACATCGCCATGTGCATAACCACCAAAGAAGCCGCCATTGCTTTAGGCGTAGCGCACGGAACCATTTCAAAAATGGATAAAGCAGGACGCATACCGACTCCATGCGTGTTTGTGCTAAACAAAAATACAGGGCGACAAATCAAGGCCTATGACAAAGCCGAGTTTATGGCCTGGGTTGCAACCAACCCAATCAAGCATTGTGGCTATAGGGACGCGGAAGAACGTCAAAAGCGGCTTAAAATTGTCAGCCAGCCGGTTTATTCAAAATCGGAAGACGATGTGTACTGCATCCAGAGAAAAGCCGAGCCGTTTGTTTATTCCGGGTATAAAAAATGGTGGATTCTTAATTTTAGACCGGCGCTGTTAAACAGGGGATATTCGTATGATTGATTTTTATGAACAGTGGATAAATGTATGAATGACGCAATACAAATACACGGCATAACCATCAACGTCGATGCCGATAACCGCTATAGTCTTACCGACTTGTATAACGCCGCTAAAAAAATGGGATTGGCTGATGAAAGTGATAGACCGACCGATTGGCTAAGGACAAAAACAGCTCAAAAGTATGTCGATTTTTTAGAAATTAACGGTGTAAATTCTCACTTTGGTGTGGGCATCCAGCCTATCGAAATAATTAAGGGTGGTGAGTTTTCAGGTACGTATGCGGTCAAAGATTTGGTATACAGTTACGCGATTTGGTTAAGCGTAGAGTTCCACCATGAAGTCATTCAAACCTACGATAAAAAAGTTACCGAAGAACACGCCCAACTCGAAGAACTACAAGCCAAACTAAAAACCTCTATCCCTAAAGACCCTAATTGTATTTCCAGCGTCATCGGCGGAAGTCCTCTTGAAGCCCATAAGTTTTTTAAAAAGATGGAAGTATTAGACTTGGTTAGAATAGAAATCGACTATAAACCCGTCTATAAAAAATTTATTACTGAAAAGGGTTGGGCTTACTTACAAGGCTACAGCAAGGATGGAATTGTACGAGTGGAACCGGAAATGCACAACGCGCTGATGGCGCTGGTGGCTAATTTTGGCAAGGGTAATCAGATTGATATGTTCGGTAGTTTAAAAGAATAAACGCCTGGAAAACAACCCACAGACCGACATTTTTGAAGAAGCGGTTATTTAGACTATGCTTAAAATATTGCTTGATAAAGAAGAAACAGTCTCGGCGGTATCGCTCAGTATCAGCACGATTAACCGTCTGGTGATCGAGGGAAGATTCCCTAAGCCCGTGCGTGTAGGTACTCGGGTTCTATGGCGGCATTCTGAATTGGTCGAATGGTCTGAAAAGCTCGGTGATGGCGCTATGCTGGCTTCAGGAAAGAAACGTGGACGGCCACCCAGCTTGTTAGCTAGATCGTCTGGATTCAACCGCACATATTTAGACAGCATTTCAACGGTCTTATGGCCACCAATAGCTTTTAATTCCAGAATAGAAAGCCCTTTCTCGGCCATCCTTGAAAGTGCCTCATGGCGTAAGTCATGAAGATTCAACCCCGTAATACCCGCTTTACGACATGCTTTTAAAAACGCCTTGCTGTAATGGTCAGCCTGAAACTCAAACAATCGGCCATCCAACCGAAGTGGCAAGCTGTTAATCGCTTTAAGCGCCTCGGTTGATAAGGGTACGTCACGCGATACCCCCCCTTTCGTTTCCGGTAAATAAGCCACTTTTCCCCTGATCCATTTACGCTGAAGTCCAACCAGCTCCCCGCGCCGCATCGCGGTTTCAATGGCTAGCGTGACATAGGCTTTTAATTCTGCGGAGCAATTATTTAATATCAGTTGTTCCTCGCCTTCGTATAAGCGCCGATCCCGTGAGCTATTGGGTTTAGGTAGCCGTATCATGGCAACCGGATTAATCAGTGGCATCCCCCATTCCTTTATAGCAATAGTGAACACATGGGACAGGAAAGCCAGGTCTTTTGTTACCGTACTTCCACTGATACCTTCGGAAAGCCGTGTATCACGCCATATAGCCATATCAACTTGTCTGATAGTGCCTATCCCCTTACCTGCCAAGTGACTTTTTTTCCAAAGAGCAGTACGGTATTTTTCCCGAACCGCGCCCTTTTTTAACGGCATTATTTCAGATGCATAACGATCCAGGCATTCGGCCAATGAGGTTGACAGGGTTTCGCGATTGTCCTGGTAGACACCGATACCCATATCGGATTCAATTTTTAAAGCCCATCGTTCGGCATCGCCTTTGGTGTTAAACGTGCGTCCAATGCTTTTATGTCCCTTACGCCTGACTTGGCAATACCAGCCTGTTTTTTTTTGGGTGAATGTGGCGATTACTTTCTCCAAAATATTAGCCAAGAGAGAAAATATAAACGCAAAAAAAATAACTGTAAATTTTCCTTAGTGCTTACAGAATGCTTTTTATGCCACGGTTATTTATTTTAGAATTTCTTAACCCTTTGATTTTATGGTGGCGATAGGTGGACTTGAACCACCGACCCCGGGGTTATGAATCCCACGACATAGATTGTTTATCAATTAGTTAAATCGTAGTTTATTGATATTTATAAAGTTATTAATTTATTAGTATTCATGATTAAGCATCATAAAAAGCAATAATTGCTTCATTATTGCTTCACTATATTTCAGGCAAAAAAAAGGACGCGCCAGGCGTCCGTATTCCAAGGCTTGTTTTATCACTTATCTAGCAAGTTTGTTTTGACATCGTCTTTCTCAACATCAACACTGGCCTTCAACAATCTGGACTCGATAATACGCTCAACCAGGAACAGGAAACGTGTCGCCATATGTCCCCCGATTCCAGCACAGGCGGCACTCACACCCATGGGTTGTCCTACTGAATCGGTGAGCATAAAAATACCCACACCAACAAAGCCAGAGGTGAAGAGTTCACCAAACAACTCGAATATTTTAAAGTGCCCGTCCTTGATGGACTTGCTGTTTCCAAGCCAGTTGATCAAGCCACCGCTTAAGGCCATGCTTAAGGCGATGACCCAGGTGACTACTGGCCAGGTGCTGGGGTCTGAGGTTTCTTGCATGGCGTTACAAGGTTTTAGCGAGCATAAACAGCGTGTCTATTTGCTCCGGTGTTTGTCCCATGCCTTCAAGTAACGCGCAAACTAAAGGGTCATTGCGCTTTATATCGATGGCGTATTCCCATTGAATCCTGACGGATTCCGGTTGCTGGGCAACCATCGCCTCAACGGCATCTAAAAAACCATGTTCCAACAAGATCAACCGTGCCTGGCGGGGCGTAATCGATACGGCTGCCATGAGTTCAGCGTCCGGGGTTTTTCGGTCCCAGCCTGCGAAAACATGCGGAAATTCGCTGGCATTGCCGACGGTATCGACGACGCTACCATCAGCTAACATCTCGCCTATATAGTACGCGCCTGCCGGTGATTCTGTGGCACTGTCAACGATATAATCTATGTAGAGTTTACCCTCGTACTGAATCGCAATGGCGCTTTGCGGCAGGTGAAAAATACCCGCTTGGTTTGCCTCGGGGGGGGTGTATTCAATAATTATTCTTTTCATTTAGGTCAATCCTGTAATTTCCAACGTGCAGTAACTTTCTAAATAATATTGGACATCAATTTCAAAGCTCTGATAATACCCGTACTGGATCATCATGGAATAAAGATTATCCGCGCCGATCCATACCAGAGGCGTAGACCGGTACGCGGCCAGGGTATTGTAGACCAGGTCAACCCGGGCGTTATCGATAACGAGGTTGACGTTTTGCCGCTTGGAGTAGCGGCGCTTGACGATGGTAGTACCGCCCCAGGCATCAATGGTTTTTGTTGAGTAATCGTTGATACCGGTTTTAACACCGTATTGCGTAGTACCCAGCTCAAATTTTGAGCCGAGAACTAACTTTCCTAGCCTGACATTGCCGGTTGCAACCCTTAATTGAATCGTGATTGAACTGGTCGCTGTCATCCCGAGGTCACTGATGATAAAGTCGCTTAACCCCGTTAAAACGAAGGTTTTAACCAAGGTCACAACCGGGCCTACGTCCGTTACCACGACGGTGACGGTATCGGCTTTGATATTCAATAAAGCCAGGCTATCGGCAGCGACATACGGGGTTATGATAAAGCCGAGGACGCTGGGTATGTCTGAGGTTGATCCATACACCTCATCGAAAACGCGCCATCGGTTGGTTGCGCCCACCACGAACCATTTCGGCGAGGTGCCGGTGATGTTCGATGACGGGATAAAGTTGGTATTGGCAATCGCGCATTCATAAATTTTATGGGTGGCTGTCAGGATGCATTGCATGCCGACGGTATAGGCGGTTGCCGCGTTCCAGACTACTTCAGTCCCGTAAGGTTCAGTCACCGACCCTAGCATCATGGTGGTGTTGATGTCGGCGTAGCGGGTCACGGCAGCGGACATGGTTTTTATATACGAGGTGGTGTAATTCCCAAGCTCAACCTGAGCGCCACCGGCATAAACAGAAGCCGTTTGCGTGCCGGATGATGGGCAAGGGTAGACAACAACACGCAAAACCGTGTTGCCTGTGCTGTTGTTAATAGCGTATGCCTCAAGCCTGAAGAGGCCGGTGGCAACCTCCCTAAAAACAAATCCTACCCCACTCTGTGAGATAGCCGTTTTAGCATCAAAATTGATGGTAATTTGCTGGACCGCCGGCGCTCCGTTTATAAATTGAATGTATATTTTTGCCAGGTTGTCAGTGTCTGACTGCTTCAAAAATAGCGAAACCCGATAGGTTGCGCTGTCGTTGGGTACTGTTGTGTCTTTTAACCTATATTGTGCGATTGCTGCGTCAGTGTCTGACACCAGCGCTAAAGTAATCCCGTTCACCGTGTTGGCTGTCCCTAGCGTAGCCGGTCCCGTCCAGTGGGTAAAATCTTCACTGTACGTTAGCAGGTTGGTGGCCGAAGGTTCCAATAACAGTCTAACTTCAGGCTCATATGAGCTGCGCACTGTATTTATAGCGGCGGTTTGTAAAACACCGAACTCGTCAAACCACGCGCCGGTTGTAGCACGGGCAAAGGTACCGGTTTCTATAATCGGGACGGGTTTGATAAATTTCATACGGTGGTGGCGGGCATGCCGTCAATATCCCATTGTTTGAGTTGCCGGGTGGTTTCCTTGGTGGCGCTGGCATTGGCGGCATCCCCCC